TATCGCAGGTCAACCAAACTCAGGTAAGAGTTTGATGGCGTTGGTATACGCCTTGAAGACAGGAGTTCCGACTCTTTACTTCTCGGCGGATACCGACCCCATTACTCAGATGTTTAGAACAGTCGCAGGTTTGACTGGACTACCGCAGCAACAGGTTGAAACATACTTGGATGCAGATTCACATTACTTTGATCCATTGTTGAATGAGAGAGGCTCACATATTAAGTGGGTCTTTGATCCATCGCCGGACATTGATGCAATCGAGCTAGAGATCCTCGCTTATGGCGAGGTCTATGGCATGGCACCTGCATTGATTGTCATTGATAACCTAATGAACTGTGTCTCTGTTACTGGAGAAGAGTGGTCAGGTATTCGTGCCATCATGTCAGAGCTGCACCATGTGGCTCGTAAGACTGGTGCTTGTGTCCTTGCACTAACTCACATGAGTGAGGCAGGAACTGGAGATCCAAAGATGCCAGCACCTCGCCGAGCAATACTTGGTAAGGCATCACAACTTCCATCGATGATCTTATCTATTGCAATGAACCCAGAGTTCCAAGAGTTCAGGGTTGCAGCAGTTAAGAATAGATTCGGTGAACACTCAGCAGATGCATCTAACTTTGTAACGCTGGGTATCGATGCATCACGAGTTCAGATAGTGGACAGAGATGTTCAGGGCATGGCCGATCTAAGACCGGGGGTGAACTTCGTTGGACTCCAAGCAATCTCGGGCCAATAAAAGAAAGGGTGCAACATGGGAGACAGATCTAGTTGAGTATTTCAGGGAGAAGGAATTCAATCCTGTCGAAAGACTAAGGCTCTCAGGCACTAGCGATGAAGGTGATCTGTGGTTATGGGCACCGGACATCCAAAGTTTTATCGTAGTCGAGGCAAAGAATGAGAAGTCATTTAAGCTTGGGCCATGGATAGAGGAAGCAAGTATTGAAGTAAAGAACTGGATGAAGAAAAGAAAGTCTTCGCCAGCGATACCAATCGTTATCGCTAAGCGTAGGCAGCATGGCATAGGTAAGTCGTTTGTAATCATGGAGTTAGATACATTTACGGAGGTATTAAAATGGAAACAGTAGTAGGGGTATTGATCGTAATAGCAGGTGTTGCTTTGTATCACTTCTTAGAACACTTGTATTACACATTCGATGCAAGGTTAGAACAGAAGAAAATGGAACGGCGTATCGAAGAATACAACTCTTACCTTAAGCAGTTGGAACGAACTCAGAAGAAGAAGCCAGTAAGAAAGACTTACTAATGGCCGCCGACCCAGAGCTTCTCAAGGCTGTGGTCGAACACTATGGTGGAGAAGTAAGAGAAGGCTATTCAAAGCCTGTTAGATGTTGTTTCCATAACGATACTCGAAGGTCTGCTGTTATGAGTACAGACGGAGAGAAGGCAGGACTTTACTTCTGCCACACCTGTGGCATAGGTGGAGATGCATATTCATTACTCATGTGGAAAGAAGGGGTGGACTTTCGTGTTGCTTTCGATAGAGCGGCTGACATTGCTAAACGATTTGGCTACGACATATCACAAAAAGATAAACGAGGAGACGGTCTCTTACCTAAAAGGTCGGGGGTTCAGTCAGGAGCTGGCAAGCGAGCATCTTCTGGGAAGCGTACCAGTCGACTGTGATCCGAGCCATGTCCAATTCATTGGATGGTTATCCATCCCATATCGAGTCGTCAATGGCGTTGCAGGTTTCAAGTTCAGAAGGATCGATGAACTTCCGGGGCCTAGATACATGGCACCAATGCATCAACCAGCAAGATTGTTCAACGCAGTTGATCTACAAAAGCCTTCGGATACCATTGCAATTTGCGAGGGAGAATTGGATGCAGTCATTGCTAGTCAACTCTTGCCTTCAGTTGGAGTGCCGGGAGTTAAAGCTTGGCGACCACACTTCAATAGATTATTTGGTGGCTATCGAAGAGTCCTTATCTTGGCAGACAATGATGACAAGAAAGATGGATCTAATCCGGGAATGGAGTTGGCCGAGAAAGTTTTACAAGAAGTTGAACACGCAGAATTGATACCACTTCCACTCGGAAGTGATGTAAACTCTATAGTATTAGATGAGGGTTTAGATGGGCTACGAAGGAGACTGGGAATAGATGAGCGAGTATGAGTACGGAATCAATAGATCCAATGACGATGCAGAGTTTGAAAGACTTACTGGAAAGCTTCGGCCTAAAAATCCTAAGCCTAAAGCCAGACCCAAGTCAGCCTTTGGCCCTCGAGATAGTAGTTCAACTGCCGCAGACCCGGTGATGAATCAGTTCGTTGCTGACTCATGGGATATTATCGATGAGCTTGGTAACTTACTGATTAGTAAACAAAGAGACTACGGCCCGGGCAATATCAACAATGCATATGGTGGCCCTATCAATGGGTTGATGGTTCGTATGGGTGATAAGTTCGAACGACTAAAGAATCTACTTGCATCTGGTGAGAAGCCACAGCATGAATCCATTGAGGATTCTTTCAAGGATCTTGCTAACTATTGCATCATTGCCATGATGGTTACTCGTGGAAAGTGGCCAGATAACAAGTGAAGAAATTTTTTTTAATTGCAACTCTTGTAATTACATTGGTGTTCTTCGTTGCTAAGTTCGTGATGGATGCCATCATCGAGCTAGAAGATGAGGACTGATGCAAGAGAAAGATCGTGCTGAGGATCACCTCGAAGATCTCGTGCATATATCCGCAGCACACATCCATCGCAGGTTTACTGGCTATGTAGATAAAGAGGATCTGATTCAAGAGCTTCGAGTCTATGTTCTTAAGCGACCTCACTTGGCCAAGATGCTGGATGAGGCTTACGAAGTAAGCAAGGATGAAACTAAGTGGGTAGCAAGGCGAATCATGGCACGATTACGCAGGACAGTTGAGAAGTATGCAAGGAAAGAGAAGGCCGCAAAGCTGGGCTATTCAACCGGTGATGAGTTCTTCTATGACACGATAACGATAGCCAAGATGTTGCCAGTTGCATTTGAGTTTGATTCATACGGTGCAGTAATGGTTGACAAGGTAGACGATGGCACCCCACGCAAGCCATCAGTTCCAAGTGAGGGTGGCAATATCTTGGCTGTAGTAATTGATATTAGATCTGCAATAGATCTGCTGGATGCAGATGAGCAGGTGATGTTACGCAATAGGTATTCCAATAGCCCAATGACTTTGTCTGAGATAGCAGAAGAGATGGGCATAAGTGATTCAACAGTAGATAGAAAGATTCAAGGCTCACTAAGAAAGATCATCGATCACTTAGGAGGGCCAACGCCTTGGGTCTAAAGATAGTTCTTGAGAGATACGAAGTTGTTCTCGCTGCTAACACAGCGATTGAACGCTATGTATCTACGATGAAGAACCAACAGATGCGTGGACTACAGGACATGGATGCATGGCAGAGAATCCTTCTTGATGTAGATGGTGCCGGTGCTGAGATAGCAGTAGCTAAGTATCTCGGTGTCTATTGGGGCGGTGCCTTCGGTCAAGGTGGTGTAGATATTGAACCGAACATCGATGTTAAATACACAAAGCATGAGCAGGGTAGATTACTTGTTAGACCTGATGCTAAAGATGATATTAAGTTCGTATTGGTTAGAGGTGGTATGCCTAACTACGAGCTGATTGGTTGGATCATGGGTGCAGAAGCAAAGAACCCGGAGTGGTTGGATAAACCTGACTGGCGTAGACCAGAGATCTATTGTGTACCAGAGGAGAGTCTAAGAAAATTCAGAGGGAGTTACAATAACTAATGGCTACATACGAATACAGTTGCAGTAAGTGTGGGATCAGCGTTGAGATTGAACGCAGAATGACAGAGGAAGAAGCTGCACCTAAATGTGATTGCGGTTTGATGATGTCTCGAGTATGGACAGCAACGCCTACAGTATTCAAGGCCGGTGGTTTCTACTCGGTAGATAATCCACGAGGATAAAACTAAAGCCCTCCCGAAGGAGGGCCTTAGCACCTAGAGTGGAGGATCAAGTCCACTACATTTATTGTATCACTATCTTCCGTATTCTTCCTTGAGAAACTTGCCGCAGTATGGCCATGGTTTATAGCCACGATCTGCATAGATATGAAGAGCTACCCAGAACTGTTCTCTAAGTGTGGCATCCTTCGCTGGGGTGCCGCTGTTACCACCATGTGCAACCCAAGTCCGAGGGTATTCAATTTGAAATGCCCCTTGGAATTGTTTGCGTGTGCCGCTGACGGCGTTGAGTCGACCATTGGATTCACACTTGGCAAGTTTTTGCCAAGCTAAAGGTAGGTCGGTGAGTTCAATGTCCGACACGAATGCCGGCTCCGGTTTAACTACCGGAGGGATCATTACGATAACCGGCTCCCGAGGGGTTAGCGTTAAAGCTAACCCCATGGCAACCGCTCCGAGCATGAAGCGATGAAGCATTTATTTATCTCCAATCATGATCGCAGCTATAAATGCCACGATCGGGATCATGATTAGCAAGGGTTGATCCTCGCTAATTCCCACCGGTAAGGTGAAGAATATTAGAATGAATAAACCGAAACCGATCAAGCGATTACCTCCGAGATCGCTCCGCATTCGGAGC